AAGAAGCGTTATAAAGAAAATACCGGAAAAACACTTCGCCTAACTCCTGCTGGCGAGGTCGACGCACTGGTAGAAAAAACAAGCAACGTTCGGGTGTGGGTTGTGGCCAAAAAGGTATATAGAATCCCGGGCTTGTCTGGCGTAGAAGATCGCTTGGCACCCAGCGCGGACAAACTTGAAGCAAATTTTAAAAAGTTCCTTGCGCAAGGTTCTGGCGGATCTAAGAATGAGTCCTGATGTCCATTTTAACAAAGGAAGAGATTGTTGCAGAGGTTATTAAGGCAGGTAAAAATCCGGAATACTTTATTAACAACTATGCCAAGATATCTCATCCTCAAAAAGGTTTAATTCCTTTTAAAACATATGATTTTCAGGGCGATTTGTTAGAAACATTTATGGACAATCGGTTTACGGTTGTTTTAAAGGCGCGCCAACTAGGAATATCTACAATCTCTGCTGCTTATATTGCGTGGCTTATGCTTTTTCATCGCGACAAAAACGTTCTTGTTATTGCTACGAAATTCCTCTCAGCAGCAAATTTGGTTAAAAAAGTAAAAGCAATTCACAAGCACCTACCCCCGTGGCTTCGTATTTCTAACATATCAATTGATAATAGAACATCATTTGAGTTATCTAACGGATCTCAAATCAAAGCCTCTTCTACTAGCTCTGACGCCGGCCGTTCTGAATCATTGTCCTTGCTAGTTATTGATGAGGCTGCGCACGTTGAGGGTCTAGAAGAGTTGTGGACTGGTCTATACCCTACACTCTCCACTGGCGGTGGTTGTATCGCGTTGTCGACCCCTAACGGTGTTGGCAATTGGTTTCACCAGACTTGCGTTGATGCAGAGTCCAGCAAAAATGACTTTGAATTGGTAACGCTTCCGTGGGATGTACACCCAGATAGAGATAAAGAGTGGTTTGATAAAGAGACCAAAAACATGTCTCGAAGGCAGATTGCGCAGGAACTAAAATGCAATTTTAATATGTCTGGTGAAACAGTTTTCCACCCGGAAGACATGGAATATATCAGGCAGAGTATTGAAGAGCCGAAATATCGTACAGGGTTTGATAGAAACTTGTGGATATGGGACGAGTACCGAACTGGAAACAACTATTTAGTGACTGCTGATGTTGCGCGCGGCGACGGTAATGATTATTCTACTTTTCATGTTTTTAATTTGGAGGCAGCGGAGATTGTTGCAGAGTACCAAGGCAAACCAACGCCAGACATGTTTGCTTCTATGTTGGGTGAAATTGGCAGAGAATATGGAAATGCCCTGATGGTTGTTGAGAACAATAATATTGGATGGAGTGTATTAGACAAGATTCAAGAAACTACGTATGATAATCTTTATTATAGCAAGAAATCTTCTCATGAATATGTGGAATCTCACTTGGCTGAATATCAAAACGCTCACGCCGGCTTTGCAACTACGCAAAAAACCAGACCTTTGATTATTGCAAAACTTGAAGAGTTTATAAGAAATAAACTAATTAAAATTAAATCGAAAAGGTTGTATAATGAAATGCAGACTTTTGTATGGGTACATGGAAAACCTCAAGCTATGAAGCGCAATAATGATGATTTGATAATGGCACTGGCAATTGGTTGCTGGGTAAAGGATACCGCATTGACGGCTCGCTCTAGAGATATTGCATATCAAAAAGCGTTTTTGTCTTCAATTTGCACATCTACCACCAAATTAAATACATCGATTCGTGGGATGGAGGGTCACAAATCCACCGAGGACCAAGAAAAAATTGATGAAATGAAAGAACACTTATGGCTACTCAAAGGGTAAAAAATGGCTAACAAAAATAAGAAAAATACGCGCAACGATGGGAATCCGCTTTATAAAAAGCTAACCAAGCTTTTATCTGGCCCAATTGTACGATATCGGCGACAAGACGCAAAACAACTCAAGAGACGACAGCTTGATAAATATAGATCTAGATTTAAGTCAGCGGGCGGGATGGAATTTAAGCTTTCGACCTATTCTGATATATATGGCATACTTCAGGCTGAATACTACAGTAATCAGAATCGCCTGGATCGGTACGTTGATTTTGATCAGATGGAGTACACACCAGAGATTTCGTCAGCTTTGGATATATATGCTGATGAGATGAGCACCTCGTCGCTGTATATGCCAATAATTAATATTAATTGTAGAAATGGCGAGATTAAATCAGTACTGGAAACGTTATTTTATAATATTTTGAATATTGAATTTAACTTGTTTGGTTGGGCAAGGTCAATGTGTAAATATGGCGATTTCTTTCTTTACCTGGACATTGAGGAAGATGAAGGAATCAAAAACGCTATTGGTATGCCAATTACTGAGGTTGAAAGGCTCGAGGGCGAAGATAAGAATAATCCAAATTATATCCAATTTCAATGGAATACTGGCGGCCTAACGTTAGAAAATTGGCAAGTTGCCCATTTTAGAATTTTGGGGAATGATAAATTTTCACCATATGGCACTAGCGCACTTGACGGCGCTCGAAGGATTTGGCGCCAGTTGACCTTGCTAGAAGATGCTGTGATGGCATATCGTATCGTGCGCTCACCCGAAAGACGCCTTTTTAAGATTGACGTTGGCAATATTCCACCAGAAGATGTGGAACAATATATGCAGAAAGTCATGACGCAGATGAAAAGAAATCAGATTATTGATGTAAACACTGGGCGTGTTGATTTGAGATATAACCCATTGAGCATCGAAGAAGACTATTATATTCCAGTGCGAGGTGGCCAATCTGCAACGGATATTACAACTATTAGTGGTGGCAAATACACTGGCGATATTGAAGATGTAAAATATCTCAGAGATAAGCTTTTTAGTGCATTAAAAATTCCCGCATCTTATCTTTCCAGGGGCGATGGCGCGGAAGAAGATAAAGCGACACTAGCTCAGAAAGACATTCGTTTTGCTCGTACGATTAATCGTTTGCAGAGGTCTTTGGTATCAGAATTAGAAAAAATGGCTATTGTACACCTGTTTACGCTTGGTTATCGAGGCAACGACATTTTGTCGTTTAAGTTAAGCTTGAACAATCCCTCAAAACTGGCAGAATTGCAAGAATTAGAACACTGGAAAGCGCGCTTCGGCGCGGCAGGAGAAGCGACAGAGGGATATTTCAGTCGTCGATGGGTTTCGAAAAATATTCTAGGAATTTCTGAAGAAGAGTTTGAAAGAATGCAACATGAGAAGTTCTACGATAAGAAGCACGACGTGGCCCTTGAGACGGTTGGCGAGGCCGCCGCAGCCGCGGCCGGCGGGATGGGCATGGGTGGTCTAGGTGAGCTTGGTGGCGAAGGCGCCGCTGGCCTTGGCGGTGAAGAAGGCATGGAAGAACTTGGTGGAGAGTTGGGAGGTGGAGGTGAAGAAGCTCCTGTTGCCCCCGAAGAAGGTGAATTATTAGCAACTCCCGCTGGAGAAGGAGCCATTGGCGGCGCAGCCCCCAAACGAGATTCGCCTCGACATTATGAAAAGAGCAGCTATAAAGCCAAAGGCCAGGGCGGTAAAAAACGAGGTGGGTTCACGCGTTCTCAACAAGGTATGTACTCTAAAGAGACTTCTTCTAACACGACGAGAAACTTATTTAAAGGAAAAGATCAGCTAGATTCACTAATACGACTTTCTCATAGTCTCTCGGAGGGTCAAGAATCTAGTTATTATGATGAAGAAGAAAAACAGATATTTAAAGAAAATTTTGAAATTAAGAAGTTAATCGAGTCTTTGGAGAAAAGTCATGAAGTTTAACCATAATAAAAAAAGAAATACGGCTTTGATATATGAGATGTTGGTCCGTGAAATTACTCGGACAATGATGCACGAAAACAATGCTAAAAAAAATACAATTTCGCGACTATTCAAGAAGTATTTTCACAAGGGCTCTACTTTGGGTAGAGAGTATTCAATATATAAATCTTTAAACGAAAGCAGGGTTTTAGACTCGGAACTCTTTTCAAGAGTTCTTTTTGAAGCTAAAAAACAATATACGAAAATTAATAAAAAGTCTGTTTTTAATGCACAAACAAAATTAATTAGTGAAATTAACAAATCTCTTGGCCGTGATTTTTGGAAAAATTTTGTGGGTGACTACCAGTGGGCCGCAACAATCCAGCAGACAATCGCCCAAGATAATTCACCCAAAAAACAAGTTTTATTGGAAAAGAAATTAATGGAAATTTTTTCAGTTGATGGTAATGACCGCACTTTTCCAAAAATTAACAACCTGACAATGAATACCTTTATTAGTAGGTTTAATGAAGCATACAAAGGCACCCTGACAGAATCACAAAGATCATTAATTAATAAATATATTTTATCACCCGGCGACGAAGGCTTGGAGTTCCGAGCATGTCTATACGAGGAGATCGAGGGCGTTAAAAACAGTTTAATTACTGCAAGCAAGAAGCTAAAAAACAAACGTTTAGTAAAAAAGGTGAACGAGGTTGTTGGGAAACTTGATTCCTATAGAGAGAAGAAAATTAATGAAAATGTCTTGCTTGACATACTTCAAATCCAGGCGCTAGCCGAGGAACTAAAGTTGTAATGGCAATAATTTTAAAAATTCGGCGCACACCAACTGCAAAAGAAGAAGTTGAAAAAATTATTCTCAAAGCACGCCGCACACTAGATGGCAAAATATTGATTCGTGATCATCCGGAGGTCGACCTGATTATTCTGCCAAAAATTAGTAAAGTTGTTGCTTTCCCCAAAGAAGATTTGGATGATGAAGTTTATGATACGCAAAAACGCCTTTTTAACCATCTCACGAAATATGGTGTTATTGAGCATGACACCGTACAGGCTGGAAATCTTTTTATGTCAATGGAAGCAAAAATATCAGAGATGAAAGAAGGCGACAACATACAATATTTATTATACAGCATATCAGTATTTTTGGAGGAAGATTTGCCTTATTATAGTGAAAAAGAAGATTTTGAAAAACAAATGGAAGATAGTTTGTTAGACCCAGAAGAAGATGAGTATACGGAGCTTAATCCCGCAAGATATCATCGACAGGTAAAGGGCACTCTTCGTCCAAACATGAGACCATATGGTATTAGTACCATTTATAGAATATAGGTGATTTATGGAACTGATTTGGTTTATTCTAGCAGCATATGGTTT